GACATGCCATCAGGAATACCCAACTTGTCCTCATCAACCCCTAGATCGACCATCACACCTTCATACATCAATGATCCGCCCAAAAAGCATGGGAAACTATTGATGGAAAGACTTGTTTCGATGAGCTCTTCAATCTCGAGGATGAGTGGAATCGGAATGTTGTAACGTTCCGAAAACTGGACATAAGTCTCCATGGTTGGATACAAAGTGTAGTCTCCGCGTATGCGTCCTTCCCACATGTCACGTCTATCCGTTCTAGCTCTAATCTTCAAATCCTCCGCAGAATCACAAATCGCTCTGGCTATCGAACCAAATATTGGGACATGACCTGCTGAACCAAGTACACCACGAGCTGTACCGTGCAACAATTGTTGCATGATATGGCTAGGATGCTTATGATGGTTCAAACCCAACTTGGACAGTGCACGGAAAGGTAAATTCCCCCAGATCAACTTCTCATGAACTCTCCAGAACAGACCAGAACAAAACGACGTGTCCTCAATTAATTCTCGCTGCACGCATTCAAGTTTCAAACCAATTTGAGCATACCTCAAAGTCACAGCATCAGTCGATATGGCCTTGTTGCTGCCCAACACGTTATCATCACCCAAAACCATCAGATTGAACTGGTCGTTGTAGAGATCAAGCCCTGTAGCCCACGTCACAAAAGCCACATTTAACAAGGAGTTTAACGAGGACGTCCAATAATCACCAGATCTCCTACCACGTTTGGATTTGTAAATCACTGATCGATTGTTGTTACGGCCCCACACATTAGTCCAATTGTCGAAAAGGAACTCAATGTCATCACTCCATCCATGGCACTTGTTCTGCAAAAACCACTTCTCCAACTCCAAAATCTCCTCGCTCAGCGAACCATCCCAATTTGCAACATCCATCTCCAAGATATAAGCATTTTCAGCGATACGCATAGCATATTCTCCGACGTCAGCTGGGTGTGCACCATTGCAATACCACGCTCTAGCGTGGAAATTCAGGTACTTAGCCAAGCCCTTCGACAAAGCTGACATCTGTGGTCCAAATCTCATGATACGAGGAGAACGATTCCAAATCATCCTTGGTTTGTAGTTCTCGGGTGTTTTTCCCAAATATGCTTCACCCTTAACGAATATGGTTGACCAAGCATCCGACTCATCCAAGCGTTCCTCAGCTGCGACGAGAAACTGTTCGGCCTTCTTCTTCGGGTACTTCCTGAACAGGAAATCACGCAACGGTTCTCGATCTGAGATATCAATTGACCAAGTTGAGACCATGGTTTTGAAATGACGCGAGAAATCAGCCATCGCTTTCTTGTCAACCGATAATGGTTGTGACATCCGGATGCGTAAGGCTGCTTCCAGGTTCTTTGCATCTTTCCCATTTGGATACACCATGGGTGCGTATGTGAAAGAACCATAATTCTCTATCTCATCATCAACGAGTTCAGTTTCAACAGTCATAATAGAAACACGAGGATCATGCTCCACTTCAGTACTTAAGTCTCGGTATTCGGGGAAATTAGTCTTATGTAGCGAGTATGCTGCGGGAATGACCAGGAAATTGCCTTGGTGTTTCCCCAGTTTCCTGTTCAAGCGCTCCATGACAGCCTGTTCATAACGATCGTGATTGTGTTGCCACCATCGACGAGCTAATCCAAAAGAACACACTAACCCTACTGACCGCATGATCATCCAACACGACTCCCACAGATAACAAAACGATTTCTCGTAATCATAAGACAATCCGCGTTGGGCGATTTTCATCCTAATAGAGTTCTCGAGACCAGCTATGTAACGCTGACGTGCTTCTGTGAGCTCGTCTTTGATCAGATGTTGCAAATCTTCACTCGTCACCAACGTTGAGAGATAAGTCTCGTGACCCGCATGGGGACCTATTAGGTTGCGACTGGCTGAACGGCACTTGTTGTACAACAGCTGAGGCGACATTAAGG